CGACTGCCGTTTGGGCAGCGCTGAGCTGAGGACTAAGAGATTGCGCAGGTGAGAGTGTGAACACGTCTTCTGCGCGGGCACCAATGAAGGCGCCAGTCGGGGCCAAAGCGACATCATCAATATCAGTGATTCCGGAGGGATTAACAGCCATCCAGAATGTGCTTGCAGCAGTCATACCGTCAATAAGAGACTTAGTGTATGACTCGAGCGTCTCGATGTCACCGAGGATCTCTTCGACATGGGAACGACCGTAGTCTTCACCAGTCACACCGATCCAGCGGAGTGCCATGTATGGCAGATCAATATACTCACCTTCATCGATCATATCACCATCTGAGTCTTCAGCATAATAATCCCAACGACCTTCCTTCTTGTTCTTAACAATGCGATGGAACTGAGCCTGATAATCAGGCAGAGCCGACATAGCATTCCAAGAAGAGGGGAAGAAGTTGTTATCATAAGCCTCGATCAGAGGGCTGGTGGGATCCTTGGGAACCCAGTCCATGTAAATAAGCTCGCTGAGCGAGCCATCAACGTCGCGACGAACGACGTACTGATCCATACGGTAGACCTTGAACGTGAGGTTATCTTCCATGCAGACAAGGCAGTCACCATTAACGATGAGCTGCTGAAGAGCGAGGAAGAGACTTTCACGGAGGTTTTCCGATGCCAGTTTCGTGTAAATTTGATTTGAGAGCGACTCCATGTAGGAGAACGTCTCAGGTTCTGCGGCCTCGCCGTTGGTCAGCTCGAACTTGAAGAACGGGAGATCGTTCAACGGAAGCAGAGCGGACAGCATTCGGCTAGCCATGTTAGTGACGCCTCGAGCGGCGACCGAACTAAAAGGCTTAGGCAGTTCACCATTATTGGTGATACCTTCAGGCGGCAGAAGTGAGGGAATAGTCAGAGAACTCATGTAACGAGATCGCTCCAGCTTAGTCGCTCGAACTGAATCGAGTGATTGAAAGCGAGCAGCGAGTGTGCCATCAGTCTGATCAGTCCCTGGTTTTGCCATGTTAGCCATAGATCACCTCTCAGATAGGACGTGAGGTAGAGTTAGAACCACCAAGGCCTTGAGCCATGGCAGCTTGAATCGCGTCAAAGTTGACAGCGAGATCATCATCATCTTCTTCTTCACCAATAGCAGCCAGCTCGACACCGAGTGCCTTCTGTGCATTGGCCAGATCGATTTCCTGCGCACGAGTCTGCTGCTCAACGAGAGCCTGCATCTCGGCATCCTGCTTGGAGATCTGATCTTCGAGTGCAGCGGTCTGCTGCGCCGCCTCGGCGAGCATACGGTCGTTGTCGTCCGCCTGTCGCTGAAGCTGGGCAGTCATCTCTGCATCAGAGATGCCGCCTTGAATAATTGGAGTTGCGGAACCCATGGGGCACCTCCTTACGATGGTCTAATGTCTTTAAAAGTAACGCCACCACCTGAAGTCTCGACGGCACCAGCCGAAGAGAGTGTTGACGCATATTCCTTCTTCTGCTGCTCTAGCAGCTGCTCATATTGACGAGCATCAGCCGCGGCAGTCTCTGCACGGGCAGAGTTAAGCTGGTTACGACGCATGACGTCGTTACCTTGAGAGATAGCAAGACCCTTACGCTTCTCAAACTCTGCCTCAAGTGAGGCAAGATCCTTGAAGTTCTGAGTCTCGTACCTCTTGGTGGTATCTGAGATAATCTCATTGAGGACAGCATCTCTGTCTGCATCTTGAAACAGCTGGCTACCAGAGGTGTGCCAGGTATGTTTCTCCGCTGCAGCAGAAAAGCCTTCTTCCATTCCAGACATCTCGGCGATAGCGCGAGATTCTGCAAAGGTTTGAAGGATTCCATACTGCTCTTCGGCCTTTGTAAATTTCCTAACCATACCATTTGTGATACCAGTTCCCTGGAATACGTAGGCATCATTACGGTTTTGCATAGGTTCCAACCAACTCAGCGTCTCATTCTTAGGATCGTAGATATCTTTCATAGAATAGCCGGTGTCGGCCTTAAGTTCTGTTTCAATATCACTAATGATAGAGTTCTGGCGATCTTTAAAGTCCTGTCGGACCATAGCATCAACAGAACCAGCAATATCCTGCTTGGCAGGATTGAAAGTGTCCTGCTGGCCAACGCGCTTGTTGGTCAGAGGATCAATGAACGAGGTGTCCACAGCCATCTGTTCAGGCGCCTTAACGTTCTTGAGTTCATTCAGCATTCTGCTAGTTTCCTGCATCTGCCGTTGGGCAGCCACAGAGTAAGCACCTAGCGAAGAAGCGGACTGGTTGGTCTGCATCTTAAGCTTAGAACTTTCTAGCTGAGTCTGAAGATCAGAGAACTTTGCACTTTCAGTACTACTAGCAGTGTGGAGAGCATCCATCTCTGCAGAGAACCTATTACCTTCCTCCACAAACTCTCCGTAGAGATCTGCTGATTGTCCCATACGCTGCGAGCTATATCTACGAGAAGCATTAAGACCTGCATGGGAGCGGAGCCCGTCTGCTTCACGCATGAAATACAACGCATCGTCATTCATCCTTCCGTGCTTACCCATGTGCTGGGTTCGCCGTAGGTCCTCGTTATAGTCACCGGTTAGAACGCCGGCTGTAAATTGGTAGAAGGTATCACTTTCATCAACCTTCGAATTAGCTACTCGGTCCATACGTGCTTCAGTCTGACTAGTCTTATAGCCACTGTAGGCGTAGTAATCATTGAATAGATTTGAGAATTCCTCAGGCATTGCTACCTCCCTTCATATACTTAATGTACATCTGATCAAGTTGTGCAAGAACATGTAGTTGCCCAGCCAGGTATGCCTGCTGTCTCGCAATCTGTTCACTGGTAGCAGAGCTATCGTAATCAGTTGTCTGGATTAGCGTCCGCAGCTCTTTTGCTGCTTCCTCTAGGCTTGGCATTGAGCTTTTTCTCGAGTTCATTAACACGCTCCTGTAGGAGTTCAATCAGTTCAGTAAAGTCTTTAATAATTAGACGGAGTTCTCCGCCAGAGACCTGCCCGCCACGAGCGAGCTTGGCCTTCATAAGTTCGAGTTTATTCATTGGTTATCCTTTCCGGATTCGATATCCACCACCTCGCACGAGCCACCGGCGCATGCCAGAGTCTGTGCAGATTTGGTGTTATCTTCGGTTTCGTACTCACTGAGCTTGTTCCAGTCAATGACTGGGAAAGCAGCAATAAGCACTTCGTATTGTTCCTTCGTGATCTCTTCGTACGGAGCCTGCTTGTACACATGCTCAGAGCGAGGAAGGAAGGACAGACCCTGAGCGATCTCCCAGTGGGAGCCGTAGAGCTCGGCACCAAGTGCCATGAACTCCTCAGGACGATACTCAATAGTAACCGACGGGTTATGGTCGGTCCAGTTGTTCTTAATATGAGCCCAGTCTTCTAGCATGTCGTGGGCTGTACCTCGGGTCGCGGGACCGTCGTAGCCGACAACAAAGTCAAAGACAAAGGTGTTGGTGGGGTTGTTTGCACAGTCCTCACCAGGTACTCCAGCATCAGCCATCAGCTGGTACAGTGGATCCTTCTTGTCACAGCGGACACGACGGATGTAGTACGGAGCGTAACGATGGTGAATACCAGAACTGGAATCCACAAGACAGGACACGGTGCCCGAAGGCTTGACCGTAGTGACTGCCTTAGAAGTCTCGATATCAAGCTTTGCAGCCCAGTATTCGTTGACCCTCTTGGCTTCCTTACGAGCCGCTTCGAGTGTCTTCTGATTGAAGACCAGTTCGCGGTTATCTTGGATACCAGTAAGTGAGACACCCAGCAGCCGCTCCTCTTGCGAGTTACGCTGCCAAGCCTTCCTAAGGTAGGGGAAGTGAGTACACTTAGACTGGACCGTGCCGATGATCGAAGCGATCTCGACTCGCTGCATGAGATCAGTAGCGTCCATATCAGGCCGAACCACGACTTCCGTCAGGTTACAGAACTGGTTAGGACGGAGAGTGATCTCACCACAGGGGTTAGTACCGAAGTTGTGCTCAGGATCTCGTCCGATATCAGCCGAGCAGAGCTTAGCAGCTTCACGATTGAAGAGGCCACGCTCGCCAGAGTAGCTACGATAGATCGAGAGCCACTCTTCCATGAACACATCCATCTCTGGCTTCTCAGTATAAGCAGCCGAGTTGTTGGCGAGGGCTCGATACGGGTGAGCCTCCCACCAGTTGCCGGACTTGGCACGAGCCATCTCGTGGTCATCCAGATCCGACAGGGAGATCATAGCCGAGCGACGAACGCCACCGACGATGACCGAGTTGGCAATGACACAAGCCATGTCATGCACTTCAATAGGACGAAGACGTCGGCCGCGTGCATTGTACATCGTGTTCGTGATGAACCGCATACAATCTTCGAGCGGCACTGGGCCACTTGCACGACCACCGAAAGTCTTCAGGCGTGCTCCCGCAGGGCGCACACCAGACACATCCCACGTAGGGTGGACACCACCGAGAAGGTTGGAGAGCAATGCCTTCACGGCATCTGCCCAACCAGCCTTCGAGTCCTTCACCTTAATGACGACTGAATCGTCTCGAGTGATGTCTTCGGGGATGATACTCCACTTGTCGATAACACGGCGCTCGACTGAGTAGCCGACACCAGTACCGCACATGAGGATGTAGAGGAGCTCGGCCAACGCGATAGGCGAGTCGAGCTCGAGGTATGAACAGTTATATACACAGGTGTTATCTCGGTCCGCAGCGGGACCAGCGGTCATGAGAGCACGCATGCTCGGCATAACCTCGAGATTAAGGACAGCCTCGCGGATGTCCACGCGATCGGAGATCTCGGGTGCCTTAGTAAGCATCCAATCCCACCATCGGTCTACAGTTTCGACCCAGTCCTCGCGGCGACCGAGGTCGTCTCGCCAGCGGGCATATTTAGATTGATGAATAAAAGTCTGAAAGGGTGAAAAATTAGCCATTAGTTGTCTCCGCTCGAGCCAAAGCCATCAGTGTCTCGAGCAGTTGAGGACAGGTCCTCGAGGCTTTTACACTTAGTAATAGATGTGATACAAGGTACGACGACCAGCTGACCAACGCGGTCACCTACATTGAGGCGCAACTGTGCCTTGATAGGATGGGGGTCTCGTACCATAATGATTTCGCCACGGTAATCAGAGTCAATGACTCCACACGTGTTGGCGAGCTGGAATCCCTTGATTCCCCAAGATGAGCGGGGCAGCAAAAGCCCTACATGATACTTGGGAATCTCAACGTGGACGCCAGTGAGAAGGCGGTCACCTTCAATAGTGTTAATAAAGAGATCCAAACCTGCCGAACCATCAGTTGCGGTCAGGGGATCGAACTTACCAGTAGTATAATATTTAATAGTCATAATGTATTGCTCCTTAGCTTCCTTAGGTGTTATCTCTACTTACGTATTTAGTGTAGCCCCTTAAATGGGCCATTCCAGTCGCAAATCCTGAGGATACGAGCACAAGCTCGCATTGCCTCACAGTACTCCTCGGTCAGTCCTTTCTGGTCATACATAACCCGAACGGCTACCGAGTAGTCTCTAGGGCTGAACTTCTTCAGCCATCTGTAAGCCTTAGCCGGGCCTATGCCGTCAATACCAGCGAAGTTGTCTGTCTTATCGCCGGTAAGCCACTGCTTATGGAACTCGAGATCCGCGTTCCAAGGTGTCTGAAAAATTTCCTCAGCTTCGTGGGTGACCCTAGACCTGGTACCATCCTCATTCTTCTTACCAGGATGGCTGTACTCCGGCCGGAAATGCCAGCCGGGTACAGACATTAGATCCTTATCGAGCGTCACAGCGATAGCCTTGCCATCTGATGCTGCGATGCCCATAAGGTCATCTGCCTCAAGAGTTGGTACGAACTTATCACGTAGGACATCTTCTGCTAAGAGTTCCTTCGCATATGAGATCCTCGCACTGAGAACCTCGTCGACCGTAATCTTGTCACGTGAAGCCTTGTATTCAGGCCAGTGATCACGTCTATAGTTGTCTGCCCGTTCGGCTGAGCGGGCGATGTACACATGCTTGACACCTGGAGGCGTCCAAGCTCTAATCCGCTGCCGCAAGAACATTGGCAGCTCTTCTGCATCTGAGCACACATAAGCCGAAAGGTGTGCAATCATGTCGCCATCAAGAATGGCTGTAGTTGGTCTCTTCATCAGAAGTCCTCCTCGTCACCGGGGAGGTGATCGTCGTCAAGTTCATTAAACAGAATGTCCAGTGGAGAGATCTCTCCAGATTCAAGACCTTCAATAAGCTCGGTGAGCGTATCTTCGATATCCTTCTTCGAACTATCAGAAAGATCAGGATCCTCCTGAGCGAGATCAATTGCATCTTCGAAGCCAGCAATCATCTCCTCGACTTGGATATCAGCCCTGAAGATCCGGCAGCTCGAGCAAGAACACTGGAAAGAGTACCGTGAGGGGTTAGTCCCACAGAAGTTATCAAGCCTCTCCAAGAGCTTCTTCTCAAACGTCTTTTCGTCCTTGTCATTATAAACAAGCCACGTGTAAAGATCATCATAGTCAGGGCGTCCTGCTTCTACGTGCTGATTCATCCACTCGGATTCGTGAGCACGCCACTTGCCATCAGCCAACTCATTGGTACGTGTACCAAGGAAGATGAATACGGATACACCAGCCCAAGCCTTAACGAGCTCAAGTTCGTTCTGGAACCGTACATCATCAATGATAACGAGACGCTCAGTGAACAAAGGATCAGTGCACTTAGCTTCTTCAAGTTCAATTTCCTTGAGCTTAGCATTCATGATATCAACCCACTTACCAGGGCGACCTTCATCAGCAATAGCCTGACACCGCTCGCGGTACAGGTCATGCTTTTCGTTCTTGAATATACGCCAGTCAGTATAGCCAGCTTCTTTAGCTGCCTGCTCACGGACGGGATCTGCGAACGAAATCCTGATAGGCTTACAATCGAGGTTGATACTCTCGATCTCAACAAAGTCTGCGGCGGTGGTCTTTCCGCTTCCTGCCATGCCACCAAATCCAAGTACAAACATCAGCAAGTCTCCTTGATAAACTCGCTAACGAGCCTATTTGGGTAGAACGTCTCTTTAGTAGGGACGTTAAGAAAATTAAGGATTTCCGAGCAGAGCTGAGTACAGCAAGCCGGAGTCTTCAAGCCGAGATGTCGGCCAACATGGTGGAACAGAAAGCACTTGACTACGCTACCCGGCTGGGTAGCCTTCCAGTGGTTTGCTCTCTGCTTGATGTAGTCGATCTGATACCCGTCAATCGGGATCTCACGACTTTTCCACAGTTCAACGTTATGAATCTTATGGACTGCGGAAGTTCTAACCCAAGTATCCGTGGGTAGATACGAGACGTATAGTTCCTTACTAGCCTCTCCATGGGTGTTTACGCGAATAGATACATGAGTAATGGAGGAGTTGGTAGCACGCATAACCTGCTTGCCAATCCAACCGCCCCAACCATATGCAACAAGTTGATAAGTAGACATCAGTGACAAGCACTCCAATTGGATCCGACTGCGAACTCAGCATCCACAGGGCAACGGAAACCTAGACGGTCGCCAGCCTTACGGGCTGATGCGACAAGAATATCACCGACTTGATCGGCGACATCGGCAGGACAAGATACCTGCAACTCATCATGAACCCATGCCATGAGTGAGTACTCGAGACCAGCGTCGTCGAGCATCTGCTTGGCAATAACAAGCCAAGCCTTGGAGACGATAGCACCTGCACCTTGCAGAAGTGTGTTGAGTGCCTTGTGAGGTGAACGGACCAGAACGATGCGGCCATCGATCAGCTTGAGGTTACCTTGTTCCATAGCCTTGAACGTCACAGCATCAACGAGCTTCTTCATCGCAGGGATCTTCTTGAAGAACTGATCCTTCAACTTCTTGCCATCCTTGGCAGAACCGCCAACGATAGATCCGATCTTGCCATCACCAGCGCCATACAAGAAGGCGTAGATAAACGTCTTCGCACTGGGACGAGTAAACAAGCCAGCAGCGTGCTGATTGTGAGTGTGAATGTCACCTGACAGAATCTCGTCAGAGTACGCACCACCATCATATACTGCCATGTAATGAGCGAGACAACGCAGCTCAATACCACTGAGGTCACAACCAACCTGGACGTGACCTTCGTGATTAGGACCAAACAACGCTCGACACTGCGGATCCGAAGGAACCTGAGCGAGGTTAGGCTGTGAGTGTGAAGCGCGACCAGTAGCCGTACCCTGTGAATTGGTACGACCATGAATACAGTTATCAGGCTGTACTCGGATGAGCCAGTCAGAAACCATAGTGAGCTTCTTATTGATCTCACGATACTCGAGACCGAGCTTGGCCTCGTAGTAAGGCAAGCTACTCATAACCTCTTCATCCACGATTGGGTAACCCTTCTCGGATGTCTTGGCCTTCCACTTATACTTGACAAGCAAACGGGAAGCCCACTGCTGTGACGACCCGGGGTTGAAGCACGTAACCTTATCCTTGAGCCTCTTGCCAGTCTTCTCGGACCAGCGAGACTCGATGATATCAGGGAAGGTCTTACGAAGCTCATCTTCGATCTCCGCCTTACGGACAGTCAGTTCGTACTCGAGCTTAGATCCTGCATCAGCATTGAAGCCGAAGCCGTCACGAGTCATATCCTGACAGATCGCAGCAACCTTCTGCTCAAAGTTCATGAGCTTGTGGTTAGCCTTGATCCAAACCAACTGCTTATGATACACGGAGATGTTAGCGTCAACATCCTGGATACAGTAAGTGAGCATCTCCTCACTGAAGAACTCCCAGCCACCATCATAATCCATCTTGTAATTACTAGCATACCGAGCCCAATCCTTCAGAGCGTGACCAGCCAACCCCTTGGGAAGCTGAGTACGGTCAGGATGCATGAGCCTGCCGACGATTAGAGTGTCAACGAGCTTGGTCTTCGCCTTAGGCTGCCAACCAAGTAGCTTATACAAGCAGGGAAGATCATAACCAACAATATTGTGACCAATGATAACATCAGCTGTATCGAGGACGTCGAGTGCCATCTGAAGATTATCAGGGCGAGCGGCGTGGACTTCGCCAGTAGTAACGTTGGTGACAACAATGCAATGCACGGTATCGGCTCGCTTGTTCTCGCGGCCTTTCTTATCCAACTCAAGATTAACGAGGCCGTTAGCCTCAATATCGAAACAGAATACATTCATCTACGCTTCCTTTCTAGAAGTCATTAGGCATATCAACAGGCTCAAACGACACAGTGCCGTCATCACCTTCAACCCACTCAGTCTCTTCCATGCGCCCAGTGTCACGGTTGTAGTAGATCGCACTAGCAATACCTGCTCGACCATCGAGCCGGTTCTTGAGTACCCGCACCGTAGTGGTGTTGGCAGTGCGTTCATTGGGGTTCTGGCGATCACGCTCGAGCGCAACCACCGTGTTAGGTACCGATGCCAGAGCACCGGAACCACGAAGGTCTTGCATCGTGATGCGTGAACCTTCTTCGAATGCCTTGTCTGTCTTCTTGAGCTGACTGACCACATCGATGTGGACACCAGTTCGGACAGCAAGCGCTCGCATATCTCGCATCATCGCATCAATGATCAAGCGCTCGGAAGCGCCGCCATCAATATCCTTGCCGTTGGTATTCATAAGACCAGCGGCAGCAGCGGTGATGTGATCGAGCATGATAACCTCGACACCAAGCGACACAGCCATGTACTCCATACGTGCGAGCAGGTTGGCCATGGCGTTATTGCCAAGGTGATCGTAGATGTAGATACCAGTATCACCGAGCGAGCGACGTGCCTCGGCGTACTCTTCATCCGACAGATCATCGATGATTTCCATCTCAATAGTCGGCTCACCCATCTGCTCAAGCAGCTTGTTCATCATCCGAGACGAGCGGATCTTACGAACAGGCTTGTTGAGGATGAGAGAGATCATGTCGTCCATGGTCTCCTCGGGTGATTCCTCGAGCATGATCATACCGACCTTACGACCAGCGGTCGCGTGGTGGTATGCCAACTCTCGGAGGAAGGTAGACTTACCAGAGCCAGTACCGGAAGCGTGCAGCGTGATTTCGCCTGAGCGCTGGCCGGTGAGGAACTTGGTAAGGTTCTTGAAGGGGAATGGCCACACTGCCATGTTGGCAGCAGACGAATCGCGCTCCGTGACCGCACTGATGTGCAGGATCTCGTCGGGCGAGTAGACAGTGGCATTCCACATACCTTCGATGACAGCCTTCGAGTTGCCCTTAGTGAGACATTCGTTGGCATCCTTGAACGGGAGCGAAGCAATCTTGGCCTTTCCAGGAGGGAGGATATCGGCTACCGCCTTGGCAGCGTCACGTCCAGCGTCATCCATGTCGAACATGAGGATGACTTCCTCGAATTTGTTAACGAACGAGAGGTTGTTCTTGATATCCCGCACAGCACCAGCGGCGCCATTGGGAAGAGAGACAACAGGCCACTTGCAATCTTGCAACTGTGAGACCGTCAAGCAGTCGACTTCACCCTCCGTGATGACGAGCTTCTTACTGGTGCCACCCCACAGGTGCTGACCGAACAGCTCGCAGCCACGAGGTGAACCCACCCAGTGGAACTGCTTGTTAGGACCACGCATGTGCTGCGCAACCAGTTGGCCTTCCTTGAAGTAGTTGGCGATCTGGATGTCCTTACCATTGATCTCAGCCGTTTGGTAGCCGTATACACGGCAGGGCTTCGTATCAATCTTGCGCTCGTCAAGGTGGCGGATAGCACCGCGGTATACCTTGAACGCCGCGGGAGTAGGCTCGACCGTGGTCGAGCCATCTCCCTTCTCGAAGTGCTGACAAGCAAAGCAGTAAGCACCACCATCACTGTAGCGAGCGAGGTTGTCGCCGCTATTGTCCTTACCGTTCTCGCGGCACTTGGGGCACGCTTCACGGTCGACGACTACATTTTCAGAAAGAGTTTGGTCATTCATCAGGCGTTCCTCCAGGCGTTAAGTGTGGCGCGATATTCATCAGAATCCTTTAGACCCGCATCGGCGAGCTTCTGTAGATCGAACCCGAGTCTAAACTTAGTGAGGTTAGTAATTCTACTAGCATCACCCTTACCTGCATCACCCGACATACGACGTCGGGCCTGCTTCTGCTTATTGTGCTTTTCCTTACCACTGAGCCAGTCATTTTCTTCATTCATCATCGGCCATCTCCTTAGATACGCGATGCTTGGCGAATACAGGCCACGCATCCGCAAGGTTGGGTATTACGTTCCAGTCAAGAGTGAAGCTATGTTCTTCACCCCACTGCTTAATTAGAGTTAGCTCACGGACTTGCCAGTCATCCACCCAGAATGATGCTGTAGTACAGGCATCGAGGATTGACTTAGAGAAGTTATCCACATCACCCTTAGGAAAGGGTAGTGAAGTACTCTTCGGCTTCTGTGCCGTGATAGTAACGACGAGATCAAGCGGTTCCCACAAAGTATCTACGTCCTTCGTAGCTTCAGCAATAGCCTGCGGGGCTACATCACGAAACGTCTTGTACGGACCGTCTTCGTAATAAGTGCTGTAATGCAACTTAGGACGTGCACCGCCTCGCACCGCACCCTGGTTAACAACCCGGGCAACGGTGCGAGGTGCACACTTAGTGATTGGCTTGACGTTGATTGTACGATTACCGGATGGTACGTACATCAGAAGGGAAGATCGTCGTTGTCTTCCGCAGTGACAACGTCTTCATCCTCCTGAGGAGCCGGAGCTTCATCAAACGAAGGAGCAGCACCACCGGCATCGGTGAAGCCACCTTCAACAGCATCGAAGCCGGCTGCGGCGCCGCTTCCGAACGTGCTGTTCTTCTTGATGATCTGCACACCGTCGAGGTAGATGCTGAGCGAGTTGTCTCGCTTGATCAGCGCCGGGCTGAGCAGAAGCCGGACGACATCACTGCCGGAGGCAAACTGCTTGGTGGGCTGATTCTGGGAATCAACGCACGGGAATGAGGTTTGCCCATCCTTGACGAGGATACGATTCTTGAACTTGATCTGCTTGACGCCTTCATCATTTTCCCAGACACCGTTGACCTTCTTGGCACCGGTTTCCTTGACTGCTGCCTTGACCTTAGCTTGCAGCTCGTCGGTGAGTGTAACAGTAATGTTGAAGTTAGCAGTATCAGCACCGAACTTATCATCGGGCTTCATGAGGTGGGCGAACGAGACGTTGAGGTTTTGAGTGATAAACTTAGCCATAGTGTGATTCCTTTCAAGAGCCATCAGGCGAACTAGCGAACATTTTCGAGCATAAGAGGCTCGAACGCAGCGTACTCTCCGTCGAGTACAATGCCACAACCCAACATGGGTCGCTTAGAATAGATATTAGAATAAGCCATGTAGTCAGAACGTGGATCGGTACCACATCCTACCTGCATGCCGAAGTAGCGGTCACGGTGGTTGGCGCCATATACAACGCCAGCCTGAGCATGGAAGTGACCTTGCACCAGTGAGGTGAACTCATTCTGAGCATTGAGGAACGCAGCATTAATCTGGTTGCTGCGGCCCTTATCGCCGTGGCGATAGATGACACCATCGATCTCAAGATCGTAGTGACGGGGATGAACGTTCCATCCACGGGGAAGACCTAAGATTTCCGCTAAGGAGAGAAGAAGACTCGGCGGAAGACCAACCTCCGCTGCTTGCCTTGCGGGCAGAGCCGTATGGTTACCTGTCAGATACTCCACATTAGGAAACAGATTAGTAAGACGGGCAACCTGCGCACGTGCCTCATCGAGTTCCTTCTCGATTGACTCCAGGCCGAACTGCTTCTGGTGGAAGCTGATGGCGTGGAAGTCGGCAAGGTCACCGATGTGGACAACGCGATCGCAGTCCCACGTATCGTACGTCTGATACAAGAAGTCTGGATACTCATCGAGCATTGCTGGGCAGTGAGTGTCGCCGATAACAAGGACTCTAGCCATCAGGCGTCCTCCAGCTGACAGTCAAAGGGGTTATCGCCGCAAGCCTCTGCACAGTTACAGTTGTCACAGGACACGACATTAAGGACGAAACAATCGTACTCATCAAGCGAGTTGGTATTAGTAATAATCATAGAATCTCCAGTTTGATAACCATAGAATTAGGAATCTTGTGGACGCTTGAGCATTCGTTCTGCCCGAGCGTATCAGTGAGGACGATCCAGCCTTCTGGACCTTCATCATCTTGAGCGAGTACATAACCGACAGTACTCATGACCGGAGGAGGCTGCTGAGCGAACTCGGCGGCATCCTCCTGATCAACCCAACCAGGGCCACCGCTTGTGGAAGCGTCGACCCAGGTAACTCTAGCCAAAGAGGTACTCTGACTCAAGAACATCGGCAATGTCGAGGCTTCCTCGCTTGGCGAGGTATCCTCGGGCGTGGTGGCCGGACGGTACTGGCCTGCCGGCAAGTTCTTCGGCACGGTCGAGTAGAACTTGGAGTTGGTCTTGTTGGTGAATCTCATGGAAGGTCTCCTTGGTAACATCGCGGAGCATTGGCACGTAGTTAGCCATTACACCGAATGAATCATGAATCATAGAGAAGAACTCGATACCCATATCGCTGAGACGATCAACGACAAGGCTCATATGAGATGCATCGAGAGAGTGAACAAAGTTAGGTGACATTGCCGTCACCGCTGCACGCGGATCGTGCTCATCAGTATAGATACCGAAGTTTAGCTTATGGTTAGTAGCCTTGAGATTGAAATCTTTATGCCAGATTCGAACACCAGCGGGATGTGTTTCAACCTTGTGGTAGTAATTGATGACCTCGAAGCCAGATGGAGTAATCCAGCTAAACGGCTTCTTGGTCTCTTGGAAAACCCAATTAGCAATTGCCTTGACAAACTCCTTGCCGTTATTGCAATGCTGCATAGCGTGATCCTTAGCAGAACAGATCAAGCGACCCATTGCTTCGGCTGCGTGACGCTGTTCGTCTTTCTCAGCCCAAGCCATGTGGCCTTCAGTAAGGACGTACTTGGTGACGGCCCAACTGCTGATGCCGTATGGATCGCACATGACCGAACGCTTGCAGACCTTACGAGGAATGCGAGGCTCGCCCGTTTCCTTGTCCACGTAGTGAGCAAGGAACTTGTCGTGCCAACCATGGTCATCAGTAACCTGAAGCATCTCTGTGCACTCATCAGCAACAAGCTGATACACATCGCGAGGACGTGGGTGTGAACAGAGGTTGACCTCGGGACCAATAGTCTCATCTCGAGTAAGAGCGGCCCAATGCTGGATGCCGTTACACGAGCCATCGATTTGGACAGGAACTTCAGAGAGCCCTTCATCGATAGCCTTGATGAGATCGAAGATTGCTGCAAGCCGTTGGAACGTCGCGTTCTTCTTGGGTGCATCATCCTCGTACATCTCGCGGTTGACGATCGGGTCTTCTACTACGGCTCGCCAGATTTCCATCTGAGAGTCGCACCACTTGACACGAGCATCGAATGAGATCTTGTCAACCCCGAAGAGGTTGGCAAGGTTAACCTTGATCCAGTAAAGACCAGTATCTGTAACCTCGATAGGCGCTGCTGCTTTCAGCAAGGACTTATCGAGATCACCACCTTGTGGGTGGATGAGATATGAGTCACTGTAGAAGCGACCACGGAAGTCACAGAAGTATGCATGCCAGAAGACCATCTTGCCGAGGCGAGTGGCTTCCTTGAGGCGGAGCATATGCTGAATCCTAGAATTCTCTGTGCGGTACCATCGAGCCCACTCGTCTTGACGAGCTTGGATCCACTTCGCGTATGCTTGTGGATCTTCGGTCTTGTCAGGCTTGTTAGGATCGGTAGTACGTGGAGAAGTGGAAGACGACGGTGCACTACCGAAGGCTTCTTCGTTCTCCCAGAGCCACTTCATAGTTTCTGCGACGACGGGGTTGATCCGCCACTCAGAAGCCTGAAGAGTATTGATAACCTTTAGAGTGGTATCACTCATATACTGCGGGTCACCAACACTGGGCGTAGTAGAGTTCTCATCGCGATACGAGATACGACTAGTACCACGAAGAGTAAAGTCCATGAAGCCACCATACTCTTCTGACGTCCAATCCACTGGCTTACAAATCATTGGCCGGCGGTTAGGTTGAAGTGAATGAATGAAACCTTCTGATCTGGTGTGTAGATACTCGAGGAGCTGTTCATTCAGCTGGACATGAAGAGTCATACGCTTGGACTTATTACCGCGCTCTTGCACAGGAACAAGTTTGATGATATCGTAGGCAGCAGCAAGCCGAAGCATTGCGTGACCGAACTTATCCTGCATGGCAAGCGAGGGAGCATTCCATGCATCAACCTTCTTGATGAATGCCTTGCGGCGGCGGTTATCCCAGTTCTTGAAGAACTTCGTCTGATAACGAAAGAACTCGGGCTCTTCATCTTTAGCGGCAAACCACTTCTTAAGCATAATGACCTGGCTGGATACAGCGCGAGCCATATCCTGAGCCTTGGGCAGGTTATACTTGTTGAGGTGATTATCTGCTGAGTCGGACAGGATCTGTCGGATGGATAGATCAAACATAACCTTGATGATTACGAATGCCATTGACTGGCTGCCGATAGTCTGAAGTTGAACCACCCAATCTGGAGTTCTGTTCTGTACATCTGAAGTCTCACTAATGTATGTATCCAGGCACTTAGCGAAATACACAGCATGCTCTTCAACCACATCGTTGACGGGAAACTCTTCGTTATCAAGACAAGACTGCTTGTACTTCATAAGCATTTCGTGCTTCCATTGTTCTTCTTCAGCAAGCTGCAGGTTGCGCAGCATACTTTGCTTCTTGTCATCGATTGAATTCCAATAGGTCATCCTTTCATTTCCTTTCTAGAGAGGATTGAGTGTGGAATATAATACTATCTCTACTTACGTATTTAGTGTGCCTATGGATGTATGAACGTCTGTAGTGTGTTGTTACTCCACTTTGGTTCGTTGACCTTCTTAGGTAGAGCACCTGTATCTTCTATAAACTTAGCGATGACCGCTGTTGCCTCGTCTCGCTTGCCAGCTTCACGCCAGCCGCGAAGCCGCAGCTCAACGCGAACGCCGAGCTTCTTATCGAGGAACTTGACGGCTTGTGCTGCCTTGCGGATGCGGTCAGCATCTTGAATAGATACCGAAAGCTTAATAGTCTTATGCGTTTTCTTTGACATCGATTAGCTTCTCCATGGGGACAATGAAGTTGTCTTGGATAGATCTCGAGATGTACTCGATATCCTCTCGCTGAGACACTTTATACTGAGTAAGGTAGAACTCGCGGTCAATCATAAAGTGACCGCAGATCTTCTTGCTAGAGTTACGAAGGACAAGGAGCCAGCAGTCGTTCTCACGCATCCACTTGGAGTCGATCTCGTAGATGGTCTGCATTTCTGAAGGCATTTGCTTCTTGTACTCGTGGAAGGTGAACCTGAGCTTGTGAGTGAGAAGATCCAGCTGGTGAGCAAGAAGAGTCTGGTAACTCGTGCGTGTCTTGCCCGGGATCTTGAACATTAGCTTCTTCTTTTTCTTAGCCATCGGTGGTAGCTCCAGTAAGGAAAGAGGGATGTGAGCGGGACTTGTTGTAGCAGAACCAGTCATTAACAGACTTGTCGAGACGGTAGTAGTTCCGGTAGGCAGTGACGGTATCGTCGTCCTTGTACTGGTCAGGCATACACTGCGGTGGGTCAACCCATCCATTAACTGGGCAGTTGTCCGGGCTCTCGTAGATCACACCACGGAACTTCGTGTCCGTCAGATGCGTCTTTCCGTAGCGGTAAGAGTACTCATCACACAGAGCGACGAAGTGATTGTCCAGCCAATGGTAGTGGTTAGTAGACTGGCGAACCCACACCGCTGATGGGTGGTTGGTATGAGTCTTCTTGTACAGGCTGTTAGCGTCAGCCCAGCTGTCGCCATCAAGCTCACGGTGAGCGGTTGACAGCAGCTGGGCAGACTCGAGGATCATCTTGACTACATGACGATCGCACTGCATCTGGGCTGCTTTGGTAGGGCAAGAGTCAATGTAGAAGATATTCATCAGGTAAGGTCCTCCAGGCGTGGGGTTTCGTAGAATCGTTGGATACCGTGGAAAGCGGCGAGTGCTCGCTCCCAGCTTGCGCCACGGCTATGTTGCCAGCCATCCATAAGATATATGGCGCGGCAGTCAATCAAAGCCTTGACATCACGAAGTGCACACTCCGTGTAGTTGTAATCCGAATCAGGCGGGTCATCAGGATCAATGCCAACCTCTTCGTCGAGCCGAGCAGGGTTGATAACAGCCCAACCTTCCTTGTTCAGCCGTTCTTCGATTTCGTAGAAACGAGGGAAGTTGAGTTGAGGGTAACCGGACATTGGTCCGGCAATGTAGATTTTTCTGTTAAAGTAAGTCACTGAGAGAATTCTCCATAAAGTGCTGCACGCATAAGTTCCCAACTACTGGGGATGTAACCAAAGCCACGACACATGCTAGTACACTTGGTAAGTAAATTGGTATCCATGCTTGGCTCATCGTGATAATGATACAATACCCAAGCCTTCCAGATATCTTCTGGGTCGTTAGTTTCTTCCCAGCTAAGCTCGCTGGTATCACGATACCACACTTGCATGTTAGTTCCATCCTTGCTAACAGTGAGCTTGTAGTCCATGGATGGCTCAAGCTCAGGGAATACCATAGTGATGTCAGGTGATGGGATAAAGGAATTGATCATCGATCAGCCTTTCGGTTGAGGGGTAATTTGAGGTAGGTTATCCAGCACACGAAGCAACGCCATGTGCCTTTACGTTTGACTTTCATATTGAAAGCCCTGCAGGTGTGACAATACATTTGATCACGACCTAACTTCATTCAGTACATTCTTCTTCTTCTGATGACCACGCGTTGGGATCTTCATCACCAGCGTCGTGACCATGAGGAGTTGGATGTGAGTGTGAATCAAGCATTGTTGAAGAACCTAATACGGGCGTGATCGTACTGATCAGCGGTAAGAGTGGTGTGCCATGGACCCTTGTTGAAACCAATCTTGTTACTATTGGCGGACTTGAGTAGTCCCATGATAGAAGCAACATCGGTCTTAAACTTCCTAGATTCCTCGATGACGACGCCGTCCTTAATCCACAGGATTTGCCAAGGACCAGCAATCGTATCAACAGGCGAGAAGTACACGTTGTAACCATCAACGTTATACTTAGGCAGTGAATCACCGTGAGTCTTTCTGTAATCCTCGAGGAAGGCGGACTCGACACCGTAGGCGGTCTCTTCATCCATACCATCAACAATTACCTCAATGGTGTAAGGTTCATCATCTCGGACTCGCTCGCTCCATGCACGGTCGGCGAAACCCTTGCCGATGTACACGCAGCGTCGGCCAGTACCTTCGCCTGACCAATGACGGTAGACGTAGTAGTTGTTAGGGTATTCACGGGTTGCAGCAGGCATAGCGATATCCGCAATGGAGTCACGCAATTCAGTGAGATCTGCAATGATCTCGTCGAGTTTATCAAAGTTGTAAGTAGACATCAAAGAGACTCCAGGAGTGAGTAGTGTCGGGGGTAAACGTGAAGAGAACCAACATTCCAGGTCATTTCGCCGAGCTGGAGAGTAGGGAACCTGTTGCGAAGGTCGCGCAGCATACGTTCGGTAACGTACCACTGCCAAGCGTAGTCATTGTTGTAGCCAAACACAGCATCGTTGCTGCGCATGTAAACGTGAGACTCGAGCTTGTTATCGCGGATGAAGTACTGGCAGTGCGTAGTGCACATGTGATCATTCATACCATTGGTCGACTGATCGGTGTGCATGGACGGACGAGTGTAGTACATGACGGCGCGACGTGACGTCGGACAGTCAGCCAACTCTTGGACGACGGTATCGTACTGGTAACCGTTATCAACTGAGTCAATACACCAGCCGTAGTTACTGTTGATGTTACCGAACAGGTCGGCGACATCAATCCAGATTTGTGGCGTCTTGCCAGGAATGTCGTTAACATTACGTGACATAGACTTGTACCATGCGAGCTCACGCTCGATGTACTCGTCATTAGGCTTGCGAAGCAGGAAGCCACACAGTGCCTGAAACTGGACGCCGGTGAGCTCGACAGTATCGACATCATCGATCTTGCCGGTGCGTGTGAGATTCTGGTATTCATCACGCAGGCGCTGCGCGATGTCGGATTCGTACAGGATAGAACATGGCATCAACTAGATTCCTTGGAGGTAACTCGGTCATCCTTGTCTGGATTGCGCTGCTCAACATACATGAGGATAAGCAGCTGTGACACGGCGTGAGCGAGGTGATTGAGGTTGGATTCAGGATCGGTATTCTGACCCATCTGCCACTGAGTGAGGTGACGCATCACGGAGCCAAACGTACGATTGAACGTAGCAGCTTCCCGAGTACGCCAGGAGTTATCAAAGTACTTCTCGGCACCATAGCCGAACACATCGGCTACCTGCTTGAGAGATTCCCACGGCAGCAACTCGTAGCGAGTCTTGCCGGAGTCATCCTTGACAACACCACCGGTAGGCATTTGGGTAACGTCGTTAGTAGGAGTAGGCTGCTCGCTGAACTTACAGCAGTTAGGATCAGCAGCACCGTTGATAGGGCAGTCATTACAGGGTGGACTATTAAACATCCGTAGAGCTCCAAGGATACAATTGAGTTCGGGTTCGGGAGGTTGCCAGCCTTCAGGCTTGGTAATATCTTTGGCGAAACCACGCTTGGTCTCACCGACAACCTTAGACATGTTAGCATTCATTACGGCGTTGAAGCCTGCGACAGTTGGGTAGTTAGACTGGACAAGTGTGCCAATAGTGAAGACAAGTAGATCAAGAAGAGCATCATACTCATCTACCTGATTGGTAGCCTCATGATACTCATCAAGTTCTTCCTGCATCATAGCGAGACGCTCTTGCTTCTCATTGACATCAAGGCCGAGCTTGCCACCCTCAGAAACTCGAGGGTTGAGCATGCCGTAGTACTTGTACATTTCTTTTACATCAAGTTGAGGGTTGAACATCGTCGGCGTCTCCGTTAGGTGAGTGTGAACGCATAAGCGCTTTAGCTGAAAGAGGGAAGTGATCGAGCATGGTGTGGCTAACTGCTTCAGAATACTTCCAGCATTCGTACTGTGCATGGCTATCGCCACGCAACTTACAGAAGCGAGCCCATGCCATGAGTGAACCAGTCCAGATCCACTCAGTCATCATAGCTTGAGGCATCAGCATGCGAACTTGTTCAGGACAGAAACCTTGACTAATCATGGTCTTGTAATCCTTAGCATGTTCAGCCATCTGATTGACGTAGCTCTTGAGGACGTCATCCTTAAGGATAACCTGATCCTCGAGTACACTGCCTTGCTTCATGTTTTCTGGCCGCTTGCGCCATGCAAATGGTACAAAGAATGATGGCGGAGAGTCAACGTAGCGTCGGCTAACCTCATTCCAGCTAAACCCGACCACATGCTTCTGGAACTGACGCGCGATGAACATCGGCGCCTTGAACCTGAACTTGATGAAGCAGTGAGAGAAGGGTGACCAGTGGTCGTGCTTAGCGAGATAGTCGATCAGCTTCTTGTTCTGTCCCACACTGTAGCCAGCAGCCTTCTTATCGAAGGATACTCGAGCAGCATCGCAGACAGCATCGTCGTTGCCCATGATGGACACGAACTCAACTGGATTGACATGCTCTACATCCCAACCATTTGTAATAGTAATATCAGACATCAGACGTAATCTCCGGTGATTCGCTCAAGAGTGACAGGTGAGTACGTGAGCTTGGCGGGAGTTGAGATGCGCAGCACACGGTTGTGCATGCATGCAGCGCGCCGGAGGTTTTCCAGCACTGAATCAATTTTATGATCAGTCACTATAACCTCGAGCGTAATAGTCAGCTCGTGCGACTTGGTGAG